AGTGTGGCGCTTCAGAGGGACTACAACAAGAGAATCAACATAATGATGGACAACATCTTGTCAATGATTCGCCTTCACTACATTGTAGATACCGACTCTTCTCCTTTTTGGCGGGCGGCGGCAGCGATGCCAATTAACGATTCTTTGCGTGAATTGCTAGAACTTTGGAAAGAGCGAGCACCAAGTCGTTATGACATAACAAGCAACAATGGCGAAATGTTTCTTGCTGCCCACATGATGCATGTTGCACAGGGGCAAGGTTTGCTCAGTAAGGAATCCTGCACACTCGCCATAGACTCATTTGGGTTCAGGGAGGCAGTTAATGCCGACATGGTCAAACGTCAAGCATCACGTAACGACCATGAATTGGTAGACCACGCTGACGCTTTAAGAGAGATTGATGAATATGATTTTTGATAACGGAGAATTTGACGACACCTCGTACAAATTTTATAAAGACATACCAAAACCCAAAGAGGGCGAGATAGTCATTGTTCCAATGGATAATCGTCTCCTTGAGGTTCCTCCGTACATCAACAACGGTAAGACGTTGCCTACTTGGTTTAAGGCTTTACCGACAACACCGTTCTCATTGAAACGCTGTGCTGGTGTTGGCGATTATCTTCAGACTGGGTTCATAATCCCCATGTGGACAAACATCTACTTTGAACCATCTTCGCAAAGGGACTCAAGATGGGATGTGCGGGCAGAAAGAATGCCTGCAGCGCCCGAGTTTGCCGTTGAGGGATTCAATGTTCAGCAAACTGGACAGTGTCCAATGACCAGGACTCGCGAAATAGAGGACTCTTTCTATCCAAAACTTGTTAATCCATACTTCCTGATTACCGCTCCTGGATGGTCGTCGATGTATCTTCCGATTGGGTATGAGCCGAACGAAAATTACGACGTCTTACCAGCCATTGTTCACACAGACTTTTACCATACGGCAAACATTGTTTTGAACATAAAAACAGACAAGGCTTTCAAGATTGAAGTTGGAACACCAATGGTCCATGTAATCCCCTTCAAGCGCTCAGCAAATACTTCACAAATCAAGTTCCTAGATGAGTCAAATGCGAGAATCGTCAACAGCAGAGGTATGTCCGATGGTCACCTGATGCCAAGCGGCAGCACTGCTGTGGCGTACAGGAAACAACTTAGAAAAGTCGACACCAGCGTGACTGATGAGACAGAAAAACAACCAAACATATTCAAGAGGTGGAAAAATGCTAGAAGATGACATTCTGCTACGTAGCCCAAATCCAAATAACTGGGGAGTTTTTGTTTTATCTCCAGCGGTGTTGGTGTCTGGGACTGATAGGTGCGACAATGGCAACTATGGACCAGGAGTGATGACTACCAACGCTTCTGACTACAAGAATGAAACGCTCATTACCAGCGTGAGGGAGATAAATCGATTTGAAATAGTTGCCGACCTATCGCCACACTGCTTTATATCGTTCATTCAGATTAAATATGTGTCTGCGAGCGTCGATTCAACCATTCCCCTCCCTTGGAATCAGTTACCAGAACATCCATCTAAGTATTGGATGGGTAATTCACTAGCGGAGTTTCTGCGCTTGATTTGGGAATGGTGGCAAGTCTCACTTGAGCCTTTCGGGAGTACGGATAATCCTGCATTGGTTGCAAAAGCGTTTTTCGAGAATGTTGAAATTCCAGAAAGTGTCATGGCGGAAATTTCTAATCTTCCAGACATGTATATTGCCCGATACCTAAAGGGCGACCCAAATGCACGTTCTCTTTCTACGGAATATCCTCAACTTTCTCAATCAACACTTGAATGGTTTAAGCAACTAACTCTTGACAATCCATACAAGACATTGGATGAGCGCCTCTAGGTATAGTCCCTCCAGTTGTACAATTGAGTGAAATGACGCGCAAAAGGTTCGACGCTGCCCCAGTTTTCAATGTTGACGAAGAGGGAGTTCTAATCCAGCAAACGGCTGGAAGCACTGCCGACCTCTTTGTTGTAAAGGACGCCAACGGGAACACAATTTCCTCAATCAGCGCAACTGGCGAAGTCAATACTGCGTCGGTGTCGCTGGCAACAAACAGCGCAACGACTATCTACTCCTTCCCAGTTGCCAACTATAGAAGCGGTGAATTCACCGTTCAGGTCACGCAGGGGGACAAGTACACGGTTTCAAAGATTTTACTTATCCATAATGGAACAACTCCGTACTTAACAGAGTTTGGTGTTCTTGAAATAGGTACGCCAAGAATCCCACTATTTATATCTACGGCAATCAGTTCTGGTAACGTACTCCTTCAAGCAACCATCTCCGACGCGGCGTCAACAAACGCATCTGTTCGGGTAACAAAAACTTTGATTGGGGCATGAGATGAGACTTAGATTGCTTGGATGGCCAGTCTGGGTTGACGGAATGGAAAAACCAGCGCAAACCCAAGAACAACTTGCTGTTGCACTGCGTGAGCAAAGAGACATTTTGCTGAAAGAGTGCGACTGGACACAGATGCCAGACTGCTCGCTTTCTACTGAAATTAAAACGGACTGGCAGGTGTGGCGTCAATACATGCGTGATTTACCCAACAATGCCTCAACACCATTGCAGTACACAATCGACATCATGGACCCTCCAGTAACTGGAAAACCGTCCACATGGATAAACATTGATGATTCCTCGCAGCCACCAATAGAGCAGGTGGTTGAAAAAATCCAGCAAATGAGTGGTCAATAATGGCGCGTTCACGGTTTTCTGTCAAAGAGGGTCTTTCAGTACATGACGGAGTTGCTTCGTCACCGTTTGATTTAGTCCCAGTTGGAACGGTTGTCCCATACATAGGAACCGCTGCCCCTGATGGATGGCTGCTATGTGACGGCTCAACGGTTTCTCGGTCTACCTACCCGAATCTTCACGCTCTTATATCTGTAAATTCATACCCATTTGGGAATGGCGACGGCTCGACCACTTTTACTCTTCCCGACATGCGTGGTCGATTCCCACTAGGCGTTGGCGATTCTCCTGATGCCTCGGTCCCTACAGTTAGGGCATTAGGCGATGCAAGTGGTGCCGAAACAGCGCAGTTAACGACATCTAATCTCCCTCCCCACACCCACACGATTAACCATGACCATGGCTCTGCCAATACTGGCAATCAGTCTGCAGACCATTCACACACGATTAACCATGACCATGGCTCTGCCAATACTGGTAATGCATCTGCCAACCACACGCACTCAATAAACCACGACCACGGTGCTGCTAATACTGGAAACGTATCATCAGACCACGCTCACGGCATATCCACTGATACTAGTTCTCACTGGCACGCTTTGTACTTCCTTACAGATGCCGCATCTGGAAGCGCTAAGGCGCGAGCAACGGCTGCGTCTAGCACCTTGGGCAACCCTGGTGGAACCTCAATGGAATACCACGCGCATTCTGGGAATACTGGTGGAATCAATGCCAACCATACTCACGGCTTCGACATGCCAGATTTTGCTGGAAACAGTGGAAACATGAGCGCGGACCATTCACACGCATTCGACATGCCTAACTTCACTGGCAACAGTGGTGGAGTGAGCGCTGACCATTCCCACGCATTCGACATGCCAGCATTTACTGGTTCAAGTGGCGATGGCGCATTTACTAACTCTGCCATACCCCTAATGAACCCCTTCCTTGCTTTATCTTTCATTATCAAGTATTAATTAGGAATGGCATTACGCATAGATTTCCCTTTGGGAACCAGTTCGCACATCGCTATATTTGATGACTTTCTACACGAAGTAGATTGTGAAGAGATAATCAAACTCTCAAAAAGCATCTGGGATGATGCGTTCCTTGACGGAAAGACAGTGCATGGCAACATGCCAGATGTTAAAAAAACGAAAGACTGGACCCTTAACAATTTTGAAAACATTTCCGCACCCGAGGAAACAAAGTCTGTCGCTCAGGAACTGGATGACAGGGTATACCGTCAACTCGGAAGCGCTGTAAATCTGTACACGGCGTCATTCGATGCTTTTCTAACCCTAAAAAGCGGTCTTATCGATACTGGCTATTTGGTTCAGGTGTATGCAGGTGGAGAGGGTTTCTATCGAGAACATATCGATGGGGCACCATGGCTCGACGGAGACCTATCTGACCGTATTCTCGCCTGCGTCATTTATCTAAACGACATCGAAGTGGGCGGAGAAACTATGTTTCCGTTGCATGACTTCTCGGTAAAACCGAAGGCAGGACGGATGGTAATGTTTCCTGCGACATGGACTCATCCGCATATTGCAAACGTTCCACGGTCTTCTGATAAATGGATTATCAGCACGTTCTTATACACCACTAACTCTTGATAGGACAACATGGAACAAGAACTAAATCCCCAGTCGATAATCGACGAACTGGTAAAACGCCTACACGCCATAACCCTTGAGAACGTGATACTCGCGTCTCAGGTCGCCGAACTCAAGCGTCAGTTAAGCGAGCGAGACACAGACAATTCCTAAAAAACACGCCATTTTCCAAGTGGTACAATTGATTTATGGCAATAGCCAAGAAAGTCAAAAAAGCACTGCGAAAGAAAAGGGCGGCAAAAGTGTCGAAACTACCTTACATCAAGATGGTTCTCCCCAAGGAAGTGGAGAAAGTCGGTAATGGAAAACTGACACCAGCGATGTTGAAGAAGGTCAAGACTGGCGGTGTCATGTGGACTAACGCCGCTGATGCCTTCAACAAGATGTATGACGACGCCCTCGCCGCTGGATTCAAACTACGCAACGTTGGAGACTTCCGTCCGTTCGAAGCGCAACTGGCGATGTTCAAAGACCGTTACAGCCTGAAGGACGAAGGGCGCAAGCCAACGGTTACGCGTAAATACGAGGGCAAGACTTGGTACCTCAAGAAAGGTAAAGCCCCCAGCGGCACGCCTGGCACCTCGAA